GAACGTGACGGCCTCGCGGGTGTAGCCGTTGCCGCTCACCTCGGTGCCGCCGCCGCTTTCACCCGGTGCAGCGGTGAACAGGCCAAGATACCAAGCACTCGGACGTGCCGGAGACGGCGAGGATGCCGTCAGGAGCCACGTCAGGACGCTGGTTTCGAAAGAGTTGGTCAGTGACATCAGAAACTCCTGATTTTCATACGCAGGCCGGTTCCGCTGTGCCGCGCGTCGTTGGAAGAATTGTTCAGGTTATCAATCGCGGATTGATACAGGGCTGCCCAGATTTGAATGCGGGCGTCGTCCTTCAGGTACGGTGCCGAGTGGATCAGCGCCCCGTAGAGGTAGGCATCCGGCGCGTTGGTCAAGAGCCAGTTTGTCGTGGCCGAGTCCGACAGCGCAGGTATCTTGCCGAAGTATAGCAGTTCGCCCGTGTAAAGGCCATCCGGCACTGGGTACAGTTCAAACTGCGCCCCGGTCATCGCGTAGTAATACGGGCGGCCAGTGACGTTGCTGTCGGCCTCTTTGCGGTCGATCATCTCGGCTTGGCTGATAAGCTCCAGCCGCGATGTTTCGCCGGTGGTCAGGTAGAAGCGGATCGTTTCCACCCAATCGGACGGAATGGCGCTGAATTGCGTGTCAAGCTGGGCGGTCGCGCGCTGCTCCATACGCCAGTGACGCAGCTTGCGCTGCATGTCAGCCTCGGCCAGCGCGATGAAGGTCGGCACGACAGACGTGAGATCGTCGCGGTTGAGAATGTCCGCGACGGCTGTCTTTAGCGTGGCATAGGTCGTGATGGTCATTTCTTCTTCGCCTCGTTACGGGCCGAAATGGCCTTGGCTTTAGCCTTGGCGTCTGCCTTGCTGCTTGCGCCCCATGCGTTCAGTGATAGCAGAAGTCGCGTGGGTTTTCCATCCTCGTCACGCTCGGGGCCGGGCATACCGCCCATCCGAGCCAAGAAGGACGCCCGGCGCGGGTTGTCGCCCGCCTTTACCGGGGCCTTCAGGTTCATTCCCTCGGCCTTCGCAGACGCGCGGCCCTTGGCGTTTAAGCCGCCGCTGGGAGACTTGCCCTCCTTACGCTGCCAAGCCGGGGTCTTCATTTCTTCTTGGCCGTCTTGGCCGAAGCCTTGAATGCAGCCGCAGTCGGCGCGCCCTTTGAGCCGGGCTTGCGCATCTTCTCGCCCGATCCAGCCTTGATGCGGGCCTTCTTGGCTGCGATGTTTGCGTAGAGACCGCCGGCCATTACTTCTTAGCCTTCATCATGCACTTGCCCATTGCCTTGCACTTGGCGGGGTTCGGGCAGCCTTTGCACGGGGTGAACTTAACTGGCTTTTTCATTTCTTCTTCGCCTTTCCTGCTTTGCTGAGGGCAATGGCAATCGCTTGCTTTTGCGGCTTGCCGGATTTCATTTCCGTGCGGATGTTAGCAGAAATCGTCTTGGCAGACGAACCTTTTTTGAGTGGCATTATTGCGCTCCTGAAAGCAAGCCCTGCGGCTGCTGTTGTTGCTGCTGTTGCATCGCCTGAGCCACGTCTGCTTGGCTGATACCCAGCATGGCCGCCGCACCAGCTATGCCATACTTGCGGACAATCTCAATCAGGTTTTCGTCAAAGACAACGTAGTTGCGGGAGCCATCACCCGCGCTGCGCGATCCTGCGTCAAGGTAGCGGATGCCGGGGATGCCAGCCCGCCGTAACGCTTCGGATCGGTCAGGAGCGCTTCCAGTGCTAATTGCACGAACCCGCTTAGGGTCACCACCAGCAGCCGCGAGACTTTCGTCATAGGTGCTTGCACCCGGACCCCACCGGCCCGCATCGTCCTGCACCGCAAAGTTGCGAAGCGTGGACCGCATGTAAATGTCATTTCCCGTTGGGTTGATCGGTCGTTTTGGCAGTGGCCCCGGCGCATCGTTAAACAACGCAGCCAAAAGCGCATTATCAAAATCGTTTGACGCAGCCTCGTCATATTTCATGCCAAACTGCCCCAGCACATCCCGCACCCTTTGCGACTGCTCACTCAGCGGCTTGTCCCAATCAAGGAAGTCCTCGGGGTTCGCGTTGACTTCGACTTCGTAGAGGCGGCCAGAAGTTCCAAAATCTGCTGGATTAACCGCCAAAACTTCTTCAGCCATTTGCTCATATTCTGTCGCAAATTTTTCCGGGTCGCCGCCACGGAAAGGAGTTTCGCCTCGCAGTCGGACTTTCGCGGCTTCAGTCCTGTAGTATTTTGCAAGATTCTTAATTGCAGTTTCAGCATCTTCGCCAGTCTGAGACATTCGCGCCGCAATCGGGTTTATCATGGTTCCATCTTGGATATTTGCCAAGATTGGCTGACCTTTGTAGGAAACTCCTGTTCCTATGTTGTCGCGATAAGCTTTCGCGACGTCCTCCGCTTCAGCAAAATACAGACCATGCCCGTAAGCCTGCGCGCCCTCGCCCGTGCCGATCTTGGACATGCTGAAGCGGTCGAAATCATGCGGCGAGCCGTGATACAACCGCAGCGCCCCGCTCTCGTCCGTCACAAACTGCCGCGCCATGTCGCCCGCAGCCTGCGTGGTGGGCGAGCCTCCCAGAAGCCCCTCCATCACGGCGGCAGCGGCAGGTGCACCAGCGCGGCCAGCAGCGACAGCAGGACCAGTTACGCCAGCAACACCCGACAGCATGTCGCCCAAGGCTGCCACGCGATCCATCACGCCCATATTCGGCGCTGTAAGGCGCTGGCCTGCTTGCATGGACTGCCCGATAGCTTCGACCGGGTTGAAGATTTGGTTCAGCAGACCGAGGCGCTGACCAATGCCGCCAACGTTCAGCAGGCTAGGGTCTTGCGCTGGCACGCCACGGGCTTCAGTGTCAGGACGAACACGGCGCACAGGATAAAGCATCCCGTCGCCACGGCGCTCGTAAAGCACGTTGCCAATCTCGCGCAGGTCTTCAATCGCCATGCTGCCCTCCGGGTTTCCGCCACCCTATCACATCACACGAGTCCTTTCAAATTGCGTCTGATCGGCGAGCCCCAGTCCTCATCGACCGGCCTGTAGCCGACGAACAGATAGCGCAGGCTGTCGCAGGTGTGGCTGGTCCAATCGTGCTTGGGCTTGGATCGCCACGTCTTCGACCGCTCGTCCCAATCGCGCTGATACTGGCGCAGGGACTCAATCAACCGCGTGTGCTTTTCGTGGATGTATGTTCTGGCAAGCCCGTTGCGAACAGCCTGAATGCCGTCCTCAATCGGGATATTCGGCGCGATGGTGATGTTGCGGATGCCGAGACCTTCAAGCGTCTCAATCCGCGATACACCGCTGCCAAGCTCGCGCACACGAGCATCGTGCGGCAGGATGTGGTCGGTGTATGTGTAAGGCTTGTCAGACAGCAGGCGCGCGTAATGCGCCAGCCCTTGGCCGCTGTCCTCGATGTGGTCGATGATGCGAACCTCGTTGCCGACGAACTGGGCAAACACGATGGACGTGGTGTCGTCCATGCCCAAGTCCCAAGCCGTCACCACGCCAATCTGAGGCTCGTGCAGAATGTTGCGGATGCGACCATCTGCGGTCATTTGCTTCATCTCACGGCCATAATATGCCCCGATGATGGCGGCCTCGAAGCTGCACTCAAATTCCTGATCGTAACGATCCGGGCCGATTGTCTTCAGCGCGTCGTTAAGCTCCATCTGCGGGATGATGCCTGTCTCGGACGCGGGCAGCACCAACGAGAACCAGTTGTCGTCTCGCGTGGCCTTGTCGTAGATTTCCCAAAACTCGTTCTTGCCCTTCGGCGTGCCGATGAATGTGGCGCGTCCTTGCCGGTCTGCCAGCGCCGGGCGAATTACCGTCGGCCATGCGTTTGCCGGGAAGTCTGCGGGCTCGTCCAACACAACGTCATCGAAATACAGGCCGCGCATGGCGTCGTAGTTGTCAGCGCCGAACAGCCTGATACGCGCACCATTTGGGAAGTCTGCCCGCAGTTCGCTTTCGTTGTAGGACATGCCAGGGATCGGCGCGGTAACCTGCTTGATGTAATCCCAACTGATC